GAGTGGTAGAAAAAAAAAGTTCCGTGAAACAGATGTGGGTAAATTCTTATTGGAAAAAATACCCAACGTTGTCAGTAGTATTGCTGATGATACTCCCATTGGGAACGTTGTTAGGGCTATTATTGGTGGGTCGGAAATGTCGCAAGAAGATAAAACTTTGGCACTTAAAAAACTAGACCAAGAAATACACGAATTTAATGGTATTACTAAAAGATGGGTGGCGGATTCACGTTCACAGTCTTGGTTAGCACAAAATGTTAGACCACTTACTTTAGTGTTTTTAACGGTATCTTTTGTAGTTGGTTGGGGTTTACAATTAGAAGAACTTGCAACGGTAAAAGAATTACTTACTATTGTATTTATTGGTTATTTTGGTAGTAGAGGTGCGGAGAAAATTATAGGAAATAAACACCACAAATAATTTTTCTCAAATTTACTATTTACTTTTTAAAAAAAAACGTTTACCTTTGGTGGGTGGAGGCTAATAATGTGTTACCTTAAAATATATGACAGATATAAAAGAACTTGCTAAACAAATAGCTACAGACTTTGAGTTAAGTATCAAAGAAAGAACAGGCAAACTATTAAAACTCGATTGTGATATGTACACTAATTTAGGTACAGATTCTACTAAAGCACAAAAACAACAAGTAAAAAGTAATAGTAAATACATATACAAAGCAATTAAAGGTATTGATGAAACATCAGGAAGTATGCTTTTAGATGCTTTGGATGATTAGAAAGACAATGCCTAAAACAGCAAAGAAACCTACAAGAAATAAACTTGTAAAAAAGTTAGATGTAGTATTTAGTCAGTATGTAAGATTAAGTAATGCAGATAGTAGGGGAATGTGTAAGTGTGTTACTTGTGGTAAGGTAGGACATTGGAAAACAGGAGGCATACAAGCAGGACACTTTATAAGTAGAAAGCACTACAGTACACGATGGGATGAAAGAAATGTTAAACCACAATGTATAGCTTGTAATGTTTATAGAGCAGGAGAACAATACAAGTATAGTTTATATCTTGGTAGTAACTTGTCTGATGAACTATATAAAAAGAGCCAAATAATAACTAAATTTACTAACGTAGAGTTACAGGAAATGATTGATTATTATTCTTCTGAACTTAAAAAACTTTCCTAATTCTATATCATAGTAATTGTTTGTTTGAAGGAGGGGTAGGATGTATGTTCTACCCTTTTTTTTTTTTTTTTTAAAAATTGTTTAACTTTATAGAAATTTAAAATATTTATTTATGAGCAAACAATTATCTTTAAGTCAGAAGCTGTTTAACTTACAGCAAGAGATTGGAGCAATTAGCAAGGATGCTAACAACCCATTTTACAAGTCAAAGTATTTTGACATTAATTCACTTATTAAACAACTACAGCCATTATTAAAGAAGCACAAGTTGTTACTTACACAACCTATTATAGGTGATTCAGTAGAAACAAAGATTACCTGTATTGATTCTGAAACAAGTGTAATATCTACACTACAACTACCACAGATAGCAGACCCACAAAAGTTAGGTTCTTGTATTACTTACTACAGACGTTACACGTTAGCATCTTTATTAGGGCTACAAGCAGAAGATGATGATGGAAATGCTGCAAGTGGTAAAACAACACAAAAACAAAAAAGATTTTTAAATAAAAATACTATAGAGTACTCTAAAGCCATTGAATGGTTAAAAGATGGTAAAAGTTTAGATGCACTAAAAAAAGAATTTGTAGCTAAAAAAGAAGTTTGGGATGAACTATCTAAAGTGTAAAGTAAAAAGTGTATATTACAAAGGAGAACATAATAATTATAAATTTAAAATAGAATGGAGAAAAAAACAACAGCTATCATTTCAGGAAGCATCGACCTTACAGCGATTGACAAGTCAAAGCTAATTGAAGGTAAAAACGGAAAGAAATACCTAAACTTTACTGCAATGGTTCAAAACCAATCAAGCTATGGAAACAATGTTTGGGTAACGCAGACACTATCTAAAGATGAAAGGGAAGCAAAAGCACCTTCTATCACTTTAGGTAATGCTGCGGTAAGATGGATTTCAGATGAAGGAATATCTGTCGCAGAAAGAAATGAGGTAACAAATGCAGTACAGAACGAAGCAAGAGAAGTAGATTTACCTTTTTAATTAATCGGGGGAGTAACATCCCCCTTTTTTATATGAAAATATTAAAAGAAGGAGAAGAGATGCCAAAAGACTTTTGGAACTACAATGTAAATCCAATAGTAGGGTACTATGTACCAAAGGTAGAGGTTAGTTGGAATAGAGATTCTAAGAAATACGCTAAAACACCACAAGAACTAAAATGATAGCAAAGGCTTCAAACATACAAGACAAGATATTAGATATTAAATACGGAAGGGTAAAGGAAGGACTAAAGATAGACATACCCGAAATAGACGAATACCTGCGGTTTAAGCACGGTAATTTTAATTTACTAATAGGACACGCAAACGTAGGTAAAACTACTGTCCTAACGTATCTATTTACTGTGTGGGCAATAAGACACAAGCTAAAGTTTTTGATTTGGTCAAGTGAGAACACACCACAAAGTATCGTAAGAAAAATAATAGAGTTTAAAATGGGTAGACCAATACACACAGCTACAGAAGAACAAATAGCAAAAGCTGTAGAATGGTGCGATAGTCATTTTAAAATCATAGACGTTCAGGATTTAGTTACATATAAGCAACTATTAGACGAAGCGAATGCAATTAAAGACGCTTGGAACTACGATGCTATAATGATAGACCCTTACAACAGTTTGGCAAAAGACAAACAATTAATGCGTAATTTAGGAGGACACGAATACGACTATCAGATAGCAAGTGAATTTAGATTATTTGCAAAAAGTAGAAATATATCAGTCTTTCTAAACGCACATGGAGTTACTGATGCAATGAGAAGGGTTTACCCTAAAGGACACGAATACGAAAATCTACCTCAACCATTGTCGATGAGCCAAGTAGAAGGAGGTGGAAAGTGGGGAAACAGGGCAGATGATTGCTACTGTGTTCACAGAATGACATCACATCCGAACGAATGGATGTATTCGGAACTACACGTATTGAAGGTAAAAGAAACAGAAACAGGCGGAAGGTGTACACCATTCGAACAACCTATAAGACTACGAATGTCAAGAAACAATGTAGGCTTTGAGTTTTTAGGTAAAGATATATTACATAGTAAGAAAAGCGAAGTAAACGAAATATTAGAATTTTGATAACAATAATAGCAACACTTTTAATAATTGCAACAGCCTTTACCTATATAGGGCAATTAAACAATGCAGAAATACATCTAGCACCTATTATAGGTTTTGTGTTGGGTGCGTTGTATTCTTATTCCTATATTGAGGATGAGCAGGTAACGGAATATACCTTACAATGTTGTATAGGAGTATTAAGTATAACCATTATATGGGACAAGAGTACAAATGGTTGAAAATAGTTGCGGAGCAACATAGTGAGTGGATAAAGATTGTACACTCTTTTGGTGAGTATAACTACGCAGAAGATTTAGTACAGGAAATGTATCTAGCTTTAATTAAGTATGCTAAGCAACCTGAAACAATTATAAAGGATGGCAAAGCTAATAGAGGATATGTATTCTTTACTTTGCGCTCTATATTTTATCAATATTATAATAAGAAGAAAAAAATAAACAAGGTAAGTCTTGATAATGATGAATATCTAATACAGATTCCTGACGATACAGACTACCAAGAACAAGAGGCGTTTTACAAGATATGTAAGATGATAGATCAAGAAGCGGAAACGTGGCATTGGTACGATAGGAAACTATTTAAACTATATAGAGATACAGATTTAAGTATTAGAAAAATAGCGAAAGTTACAGGTATTTCTTGGGTAAGTATATTTAATACACTTAAAAATTGTAAATTAGAACTAAAAGAAAAACTTTCCGAAGATTGGGAAGATTACCAAAATAAAGATTATGGAAGAATTTAAAGGCGATAAAAGAACAAAGGCGTACCGTGAATGGAAAAAGAAGTTTGAAGCTGAAAGCAAAGGAGTAGGAGACACGGTAGAAAAGATTACAAAGGCAACAGGCATTAAAAAGGCGGTTAAGTTCCTAGCGGGGGAGGACTGCGGATGTGATGAAAGAAAGGACAGACTAAATTACTTATTTCCTTATCAGAAGCCACATTGCTTAACAGAAGAAGAGTACGACTACTTAACACCTAGAATAGGCAAACTAAACACAGTTACACCTGATGTACAAAAAAGACTACTGGAGATATACAATAGGGTATTCAATGATAGTGCTGTGCTAACTAACTGCGGTTCTTGTTTTTTAAATAATGTTTGGAAGAAACTAGAGCGTATATATAAAGAGTATCAATGATGATAGACAAGAAAACAGACAATTTATTAGAGTTAGAATATTTAGCAAATTCAGA